CTGTCGCAGATGGCGGAGAACCGCAACCGGATCGGGAATCCGACCGGGGTGGCGGCCCGGCAGGCGATCGGCGACCCGGAGAAGTTCCTCGAGGTGATCAGCCAGGCCGGCGGCTGGCATTTCTTCGACGAGACGGGGTCGCAGCATCCGATTCCGCAGTACCTCGAGCCGCCGACGCTGCCGGACTACATCAAGGAGCTCCCGGACCAGATCCGCCGAAGCATGGAGGACATCTCCGGGCAGCACGAGGTGACGAACGCCCAGGTCCCGCCGGGAGTGACCGCGGCGGCGGCGATCTCACTGCTGCTGGATCAGGACGACACCCGCCTGGCGCTGGCGGTGGCCGACCACGAGGAGGGGCTCGGCCGGATCGGCACGAAGATCCTCGAGCACGTCCAGAAGTTCTACACCGACTCGCGGATCATCAAGATCGCCGGCGAGGACGGCGCCTGGCAGATCTTCGACTTCCGCAACACCGACCTGCGCGGCAACACGCACATCGAGGTGCAGGCCGGGTCGACGTTCCCGCAGTCCCAGGCGGCGAAGCAGGCGATGATGCGCGACATCATCACGATGATGACCCAGACCGGGAACGGTCTGCACGGCCGGCAGCTGTCGCAGTTCTTCCGCGATCTGGGGCTCGGTGCGACGGACCACCTGATCGAGGAGTACACCCGCAACGAGACGCAGGTGAACCGGGAGAACGTGCTCCTCGGGCAGGGCAAGGCGCTACCGATCAACGACTACGACGATACGCAGTCACACATCGACGGTCACACCGACTGGCAGAAGTCGGCGGGTTACGCGAAGTCACCTCCGCAGGTGAAACAGGTGACAGAGGCCCACGTCCAGCTGCACCGCTCCAAGCAGCAGCAAGAGCAGCAGGAGCAGATTTCCCAGCAGGCGCAGCTCGCCGCGGCGCAGTCCGGGCAGCCCCCGCCGGACGTGCAGGCCGGCATGCAGGCCGGGCAGCAGGGCGCGCAGATGCAGATGGACATGCAGGGCCACCAGGCCGACATGCAGGGCCAGCAGCTTCAGCAGCTGATCCAGGCGGCGCAGGCCCAGCAGCAGGGCGCGCAGGGCGCGCAGTCGGTGCGCCACGCCGACGAGGAGCATGCGATGAAGATGCACGGCCTGAACCAGGCCGAGCGCCGCGCCGAGGAGGCGCACCAGGCGAGGCTTGCCCAGATGGCAGCGCAACAGCGAGCAGGAGGGAACGGCAGATGACGAGCAAGAAGGAGAAGGAAGCGGCCGAGGCGGAGGTCGCCGAGGCGAAAGCGCTCGACGAGCAGCAGGCGGCCGAGGATGAGCCGGGCGAGCAGGAGCGCGGCCCGTCCGGCCCGACGTTCAGCCCCGCCTACCAGCCCGAGCGCGCCGCGCCCGTCGAGCCGACCCCGGTCGTCGAGCCGCGCGAGGGCGAGGGCGAGACCGACTACCACGCAGTCGACGACGGCGTGGAGGACGTCGAGCTCGGCCCGCCCGTCGTCGGCTCCTGGGTGCAGATCAAGTCCGGCGACTACGCCGGCCACTTCGCCGCCTACCTCGAGGACGTCGAGGTCGACGAGGATGGCAACCCGGTCACGGTGCAGGTCCGCACCCGCGACGCCGACAATGTCACCTTCGACCTGCCGTACTCGGACGTGACCGCCACCACGTACTCCGGCGGGCGGTGATGCAGACCGACATTGGCACCAGCGGCACCGTCTGCCTCGACATGGTCGGCGTGTCCGTCGATACGCGTGCCGCGGAGACGGTGACGGTCAAGAACGTCGCCGGGGCGACGGTCAACTATTACGCCAACACGTGCTCGGCGCCGGCGGGGACGCTCGCCGCCGCGGCGTCGCAGGCGTTCACCGCCCCGGCGTGGATCCAGTCGCAGGGGCGCACGACGGTGCAGCTCACCGGTGGCAAGTACGGTGCCGTCTGAGCCCTCGGAAACGTTCGCGAAGTTCATCATCTCCTGCCGCATGCGGTTCGACGAGCTGTGCCGCCAGATCGAAGCCGGCGAGGTGCCGGCGGGGCACGGTTGCATCATGCGGCTCGAGATGACCGCGGACGACGTCGACCGGCTGCGGTTCGAGCGGATCGCCGCCCTGAATGGAGACCTCAATGGCGGAATCGGAAGCGACTGACAGCGACACCGGCGGCCCCGCGCCCCCCGGCCTGCACGAGGCCGCGGACGAGAGCCGCGAGTGCGGCAACTGCACCTACTACCGCTCCAGCGGCAACGAGTGCACGAAGTTCCCGCCGCTGTGCGTGAGCCCGGACTGGCTGTGTGGCGCATGGAAGGCGTCCGGGCGGGACACGGGAACGGACGACCGGATGCGCCAGCCGCCGACGAGCCCGATCCGCACGGCGACGCGTCAGCAGTTCGCGAACCTCAGACTAAAGCGCCAGGGGCCGGCCCAGCCATGAGCCAGGGGCCGGAAACAGCGCCCAACCCGAAGGAGTGATCGGTGTCATTCGCCGACCAGAACGCCGGCGCACAGCCCGCCGAGGGCCAGGGCGGTGGCGGAGGAGAGAGCGGGGGAGCGCCTTATCAGAGCTTCCTCGATCGCATTCAGGACGAGGAGGCACGCAGCATCGCCGAGGAGGGCTTCAAGTCCTTCGATAGCAATGTCGCCAAGAAGTTCTCCGAGCACGCCGCCTACCGGAAGCAGTGGGCTCCTTACGAGGAACTTGGCCTCCGGGACACCGACCCGCAGATGGTGCAGTGGGCGATGCAACTGGCGCAGGCCGCCCAGACCAACCCGCAGCAGTTCTACGAGTGGGTCAACGGCGACTACGCCTCGCAGTACGGCCTCGCCCAGCAGCAGCAGCCGGACGAGTACGGCGGCTACGAGGACCCCAACCAGCAACTCGTGCAGCGCATGGAGCAACTCGAGCAGATGCTCTCCGGGGTCGACGGGCGCTTCCAGCAGCAGGAGATGCAGGCGGCGCAGCAGGACGCCATGCGGATGATCGAAGGGCAGATCGCGAAGATCGAGAAGGAAGCCGGCGACGCGTTCGACCGCGAAGCACTGGAGATGGTGCTGCCGCACTTCACCGAGACCGCCCAGACCCGGGAGGAGCTCGAGAACGCGGTCCCGCGGGCCTGGGAGGCATTGCAGGGCCTCCTCAACAAGACCGAGCAGCGGACGTTCGCCGGGAAGCTGAACGCCGGACGGGCGCCGGAGGGATCCGGGATGCCCGACGTGACGCCGAACCAGGCGCACAACCTGAAGGACGCCTACAAGCAGGCAATGGACATAGCGAGGCGGGGAGGGATGTAGGTAGCAGAAGCAGTGGTCCCGCGCGGCTAGCACCGCCGGGACCGTGACCAACACACCAGCAGTTTGCTGTTGTTTCTTCTTCGCAGACGCCAGGGTTAGTCCACAGCCAAGAGCCAGGGGACCAATACAGCGCTAGGGCGAAATCCAGATGTACCAAACCCTAACGCTGTACTTGGAAAGGAGTCACCCTTGGCGACCTCGAACCTCACCACGGCTGACGCGTACTTGAAGAATGTGTACTACGGCCCGTGGGTAGAACAATTAAATCAGGAGACGGTCATTCTCGACATCCTCGAGAAGACCGACGCGAACAACATGGGCACGTTCGGAGGCCGGCAGCTGATCTTCGTCGCGCACTCCAACCGCAACCGCGGTCGCGGAGCCCACACCGACGGCGGCCCGCTTGCCGGAGCCGGGAACCAGGGCGGCGTCGACGGCATCGTCAACATCAAGTACTTCGACGTCGCGATCGAGCTGTCCGACCAGGTCATCCGCCAGTCGAAGACAGATCAGGTGGCGTTCGTCCGCGATCTCGACTTCGAGATGAACATGGCGAACAAGGACCTGCGCAAGGACATGACCCGGATCGCCTACGGAACCGGCGACGGGCTGCTCGCCACGGTCACCGGCACCCCGGCCGCGGGGACGTCGATCACGGTCGACTCTGGCCAGTACATCGCGGTCGGGGACACGGTCGACATCATCGTCAAGGCGACGGGCGCCACCACCAACGGCAAGCTCGCCACGACGGTGACGGGGGTGACGTTCACCGGCACGCCGGCCACCTCCACCCAGGCGAACGCCACGATCACGATCTCCGTGGCGACCGCCGGCGCGACCGACAACACCTACGGCGTGTATCTCGCCGGCGACCGGTCGCTCGAGTCCGACGGGCTGCGGAACATCTGCTCGACCGCACGGACGCTGCACTCGATCAACTCGGCCTCGGCCGGGAACGGGTTCTGGGACTCCAACGTCAAGGACTTCAACAACAACGCCGTCTCCGAAGACGGGATCATGCAGCTCGCGCAGCAGGTGCGTCAGCGCTCCGGGTTCCCCCCGAAGTTCGGGATCATGACCCTCGGCATCCAGCGCCGCCTCGCGAACACGTACACCAACGCGAAGCGGTTCAACGACGGGAACGCCACCGAGTACAAGGGCGGCTACGACACGATCTTCATCTCCGCCGGCGGCGCGCCGCTGGCGATGCGAGGCGATGTCGACGCCCCCTGCGGCAACCTGTTCGTGCTCAACGACGACGGGCTGTGCTGGTCGCAGATCGGGCCTCCGGACTGGCTGCAGCCGCCGGATGACAAGGGCTCGATCTTCCAGCTCAAGTCGGCCGGCACCGGCACCTGGCAGCGGATCTGGCAGGCGTGGCTGATCTGGGACTGCTGCCTCGTGTCGATCGCCCCGAACAGACAAGGTAAAGGCGTGAATGTTCAAGACGACGTCCCGATCACCCGGATTTAGGTGCATTAGACTAACTGTTTCCACCTGGTCCCTTCGCGTACCTTGCGGGGGGTGTCATGGGTGACGTTGTACTTGCGTGCGAGGGCGGCCAAGTAGCCGCGATATGGGGTCGCAGCCCGGATTTCTCGGATTGCCTCCTCGGTCAACTTTGGTAGCCGCCCTCGTCGCACGTTCTCAAACTGATTCGTGGCCTCCAGGTGTTCGGGATTGACGCAAGCGGGCACGCGGCACAGGTGATCGATGACCAGCCCATCGGGGATCGGTCCGCGATGCTGCTCGTAGAAGTAGCGGTGGGCGCGATGCTGTTTGTGTTCGCGTTGCACCACGCCGTATCCCTCCTTCTGGATGCATCCTTGCCAGATCCAACAGGGTGTAGTGAAGCCACGATCTTCGACGATGTATGCAATGGGCCCTCTGGCGCGATGGCCGTGGACGAAGCGGAAGGGTTTGCCCTTTACTCGCCCTCGGCTTGGCTCTGTGGCGCGGGCGATGTTGGTCTCCCGACGGCAGCCGCAGTGGCAGCGCCCGTACGGAATCCGGCAGCCCGGGACGCCGCACGTCGCCCCGTCGCATAGTCTTTCGTCCTGCATCGGAAACCACCTTTCCGGTGTCGGACCCCGGGGCAGCCAGTCTGTCGCCGGGGTCAGCTTTTGCAGGCAATTTTACCCCAGGGCGCTCCTCCCACCTCCGGCGCCCCACCCCAGCGCAGGGTCCGGCACGACACGCGCCACCGGGCACAGCACCGGGCCCTGCGCCCCTATCGAAGGAGCAATCATTCAAGTCGAACCCGCCTCGGTCGAGCAGGTGTTCCGGGCGCATGACGGCCGCTGGGTCCTGATCGACGCGGACGCCTCGAGCGTCGCCGCCGACCTGCAGAGGATCGACAAGAGCCTCAGGGTCCGCTTCGCCGAGAACGGCCGGCCTCCCTTCTGGGCCGTGTACTCCGAGACCGTCGATAGCCAGGGCCGCACCTCGCAGCACCTGGTCCTCACCCAGCAGGCGCACCAGACCCGGTCGGGCACCTGGACGGGCCTGGATAACCGGATCGTCGAGCGGGTCCGCTACATCGACTCGCACGGCACCGGCGGCTACGACTACGCCGGGGCGCTCGAGCGCGAGACGCGAGCCCGCCCCGAGCGCGCCCGGAAGGAGTTCGCGGAGAAGACGGGCGACGGCGGCGAGCGCATGGCGCACGCGCTGCGCCGCGAGCTCGGCCTCGGAAGCTACCGCGGCGGCATCTACGTGCCCAGGAGCATCACATGAGGTGCAATCAGTGCGGGTCGGCGATGATCCCGTGCACGAATGCGCTCGTTCCTGCGCTCTCGTGCCTCGGGTGCGGCCGGTTGGTCCCGGTGACCCGCGCACGGCCCGTACGGGCCTCCAGGGGGGCTGAGAAGGCGCTTCTGCGGGCCGCCCGCCGGCAGGCCGCGAGGAGGCAGGTGTGAACCTCGGGCAGATGGTCTCAGAGACGCTCGCGAACGGGTTCGACCCCGTGTTCTTCGGCCGCGACCGCATCGTGCAGTTCCTCAACGACGGCCACCAGTACGTGTGCGCGCAGACGAACTACACCGGGGACGAGGCGGTCCTCGACTTCGCCACCGCCCAGGGCTCGGACACCTACCCGCAGCCGGCGGATATGTCGGACCTGCGCTCGCTGCGCGACGTCGACCGGCACTTCCAGCTGCACGCCGTCAGCCTGCGCAAGGTCGACCGGATGGCGTCCACGCCCGGCCGCCCCACGCACTATGCGCTGAACGGCGCGAACTTCCAGCTCTGGCCGGTCCCCGACGGCGTCTACAACCTCGAGTGCCGCTACTGGCTGATCCCGCCGCTGATGGTGCTCGACACGGACACGCCGATCGTCCCGCCGATGTGGCACTGGCTCGTGTGGACGTGGGCGGTCGCGCAGTGCTTCCGCGCCGAGGACGACGTGCAGCGCGCCGGCACCTGGGACGCGCGGTTCGCGAAGGGCCTGTCGGACTTCACCGCCAGCGTCAAGTTCTCGAGCGACATGCCGACGAGGGCGGAGTCGATGTGGGCGCCCAGGGCGAGCATCCGGTGAGCCATGCCTTCCGGGCCCCCGCTCAACTTTCCTGACTTCACCGGCGGCTTGAACGTCCTCGACTCGCCGCACCTGCTGAAGGACAACCAGTGCCGCGAAGTCTCGAACGTCCAGGGCTCCACCGCCGGCGCGATCGGCAAGCGCACCGGCCTGACCACGTTCGCCACCCCGGCGGG